TCCGAAGCCTTGCGTTGCGTTGAACACTGCTGGATTAATAAACTAGATGATGAAGATCGAGGGTTTGAACTGCGGCAACACGCTAGAGAGCGTATGGCAGAGGCTGTCAGATGTGCCAAGAAGGATTCAAGTGAGGTCTGCGTTAGTAACAGTGGTTGCTTAGAGGCCACTTGCACAATTAACACAACGGACAAGTGGGCGCGGGTCAATCTTACGTGCTACGTGGGACAATCACTGAACGACGGAGAATATCACGAATGATAACCTGCCTGACATTCAACAACTTACGGATGTTCCCGAAACGAATTTCGGGAACATATATAAGCCACATTTTGAAACAACCAACACGAATCGTATTATAACTACTACAACACAAACAAATCCAAACAATGAAGGCACGACTAGAATTTGACCTACCGGAAGAGCAACAAGATTTTGACCTATGCCACAGGGCTAGTGATCTACATTCCAACCTGTGGGACTTAGCCCAGCAGATCCGCACATGGCGCAAACATGGACACAGGTTCAAAGATGCAGAAGAACTCCTAGATGCGCTCTGGGAAGACTGCATTGACCACGATTTATTAAATTTCTAGTTCATGGTGAATAAAAATCCCCGAAGTCCGAGGGGCAATGAGTGGGCTGGGAGATTTCAGACATATACTCCGCGAGTCCTTCAATCTTAGCTCTTGTAAGCGATAACCAAGCTGTCGGCATTTCTTTCACTAACAAACACAATAATCAACCAAAACCAATAATATGATTCAATTAAAACTACATGGAATTAACATCAATGAATGGGATTCGGACTACTGGACTGAGGTTGTTTTGCTGGATGACCAAAATCCCGACCGCACTTTGGACAACGCACTGTTAATTGACGAAGAAGGAATGCGCGACTTAATGGCTGACCTAGTGGAAGACTGCGTTGAATGCAACCTCACCTTAGAGAAATATGACGGAGGGTTCTGGGCTGAATTGCACATAGATGACGACTTAGATGTTTATGCTGCTCCAACTGTCTTGCGAATTTTGTTAGAAGTAGACGAAAATCTTAATCCATGCGATAAGCTAAAAGGGCTTTATTCGCCAACAACCACAACCACAATACAAAGCACATGAAAACACAGAAACTATATCACTACACGGGCGGAACAGCTTACAACATCTTTGACGTAATCGGAGGCGGTCATGTGATCGTTTGCGAAAATGAAGATGGGGTGTCGCAATTTTGTTGCAATACAGGGGAAGCGGAAAACTGGGTAGAACTGATGAAGGAAGGTCAGGACGGCACGGTTACATTCCACGAGATCCCTGTTACGCTAACACTGGCAACCGCAAGTTAATAATCACCCTAGCCGATGGTCGCGTCTTAATGGTCAGAAATCACTAAGTGAACCAACACTGAGAGCCCCCACAAGGGGCTTTCTTTTTGCCTGCATACCAAGTGTCCAATAAACAGCCCAAAGCCCTTCTAGGCTATGTTCTGTGCAATTAAGGGCTATTTACGCCCCTTGCCCTTGCGCTTAGACACTGCCGTGCAAATGGCGTAGGCTGATGACTTGCTCTTTCCGCTTTTCTTTACGGATTTTACGCATCTTTCTAGTTTCTTTGGCATATTTATTGTTCTTGGTTCCCTTCCCCGCCTTCCGCAAATGACTCTTGGAGCCATGCAGAGAACTGGGGGTCTTTTCCTGCTTCGTCTGCAGCAGAAGCCATACCCGCCCTAGTCCCAATCGACGTAAAGAACATCTTCTTGAACAGGTCTTCGGCTGACTTTTCGTTTGGAGATTGCAGGTAGCGTCTAAGCATGTTGCGCCCAATGGAGGACGTATGAATCACTCCGAGCATTTTGCGACCTAGCCAACGGGGAATGCCCGGCGATACAATTAGTGGGGTCGGGATGCCAGACGCACCCGTTGTCAACACGACGCGGCTACTAGCCCCCTCCTTGGCATTGCGGATAATTGCAGCATTGGCCACAACCTTATTGGCCTTAGCGTAGTCGGACACAATGTCCTTACCTAGCAATGCCTCCAACTTTGATCGCGTTGCCGAGTCTCTCAACAAAGCTTCCATCGCATCTGGTTCCCATAGTGCCAATCCACCTGTTTGAGCTGAAGTCCGTTGTGATACCTCTTTAGATGCACCAGCCTTTTCAAGGAACCAGTCAATGCCGCTTCTCTTGAGCGAGTTCTGCTCCGCTGGTGACAGTCGTCCAAATAGTCCCTGAATCTCACTGGGTCGCAGTTTTGCTATGTCACTAATGAAGATATGAATATCCTCTGGTGCAGGCTGCTCGCCCTTAATGATCTTGGTTAAGACATTTCTATTGGCTTCGGCGTATTCCTCCTTGAGCTTAATCTTGTCGCGTATCGCTTTTTCGGCCTTTCGCGCTGCTGGAGCATCGAACGCATCAACGAGTTCACGCAAATCCTCCCTTGTAACTGCATCTGGTGTCTTCTTTGAATCTTCTAGGATTTGGTTAATCTTGGCGATCCGAGACTTAACCCCACCAGCACGTCCACTCGTGGTCTTATATAGCTCATCAAGCACACTTTCATCATAGGAGATTCGCTTGCCACCCTCAGCTTGCTGCAGGATTTGACGCATATATGCGTCTTTCAGCGTATTCCTATCTGCGCCAGCAGCAATCGAATTCCTTACGGATGCAGAAGTTGACAAAGATTCCGTCAAGACTTTCTCGTCCGCTAGGGTTTCACCAGCCATACCGCCAGCACGTTTCTGGAGAATCCTAGATGGCTCTCCGTCGGTGTATGGTAAGATGTTCTCACGGAAGTCTTTACGGGCAGCCATGTGCGCATCTTTTGCGGGTTTTCCGGCACCACGACCACCTAGTTTCTTTGGTGCGCCGATGGCATCATTCCATAGTTTATTCAATTGTCCGTAAGCCTTCCTGAAGTTGATTTCGTCAAACTTCAGTCCGTGCTTCTTCTTGAAGTTGACGCGATCCCCAAACTGGCGAACAAATGCGTCAAGCTCCCTGAAGGTCAGGTCTTCTGGGTTGTCCGCTATCCTCTTTTTAAGTGCCTGCAAGGCTCGAAGCTCTGCCGAGTCAGCAATAAATTGGCCTTCGTCGATTCGATCAACTACCTTCTGGACATCGGCAACCGGTGTGTTTGCCTGTGGCGTATCCGTCCTGCGGTATGCTTCTTCGTATAAGTCATCGTTGGCTTTTTGCTTAGAAGCGTATTGGCGCTCGACCTGCCCCCTAACCTCTCCGCCCCTCACTCGGTCAAGTTTTTCTACGCTATTACGAGCCTTGTTGTATGCGGTTTCATATTTGTCAACGCGGGCTTCATGCTCTAGCTGGCGCTGTTTCTTCATCTTCGTCTTTTGCTCAGCAGCATATTCGGCTGTTTGCTTCTTGGCTGCCACTTGCTGATTGATCTTGACTTCATCGAGCGCATCCATTCTTGCCCTATAGTCGTCAAGTTTTGTTAAATGCTCATCAGCCATGCGAGCCATGACATTCTCAACCGGTTCGTCTGAAGCAACGCCAGTTTTAATGGCTTTATCAATCTTCCCAATTTCATCCAGTTGCTTATTATACCATTGAGCCTCCCGACCCCTAGGGTCTAGTCCTGCTCGCAAACTTTGCGTAATCGAGGCGTCTGGGTCTGCCGATTGTGCGGCAGTTAATTTAATCTGAGTGCCATAGGCTTCATTGAGTTCCTTGGTTCCCCTAGTGAGTTCATCAATGGCTTGCAGGCCACTGCGCTTGGCAAAAGCTTTGCCCATAACGCGACCAAAGCCACCAGTAACTAAATCAATCGGAATGCCTATCGCGGCCTCAATACCCCTGCGCTTGGCAATCTCCCCTAGACGTATGTCTTCATCCGAGCCAGCACGAACCGCAATATCCTGACCTGCACTAGCGGCAAATCCGCCCAATGCAGCTGCGCCAGCCATTAGTGGTATGGATGCGCCGCCAGTTGCTACTGCGGCTCCAATGGCTCCAGCTATTGGTAGTGCAGTCCCAGCAATGTCCGCTGTAAAATCAGCCAACGAAGCACCCATTTCATCAACCATCGTCATCTTCTTGGTCTTTGGGTCTCGGTAAAACATCTTCTGCTTGTCGCCTATCTGAAGCATGGAGACATTCTCCTTACCATAGTCATCCTCCAGTTGCTTCATGCGGTCTGCGTCGGTTGGCTGGAAGCTCAACTTTGTCCTGTCCCACATGCCCATGCCGCTCTCAATATCTACATCTTGCGGTGAAATACCCATTGCTCTAGATGCGTGCTTGCGAATGCTTTCACGTTGCTCGGCCTTATCTAGGTGCTGCAGGTCTTCGCCTAGCTTAAACTCGCCACTGGCAAGCTTCTCATACGACTGTTTTCTAGCGGCTGCAAACAGTTCGGGGAACTCGTCTGGCGCAGGGGCTTGATCGCCAGAAATGGTGACTTCCATCCCGGTATCATCATCAACTATTGTAAAGTCTTGCATATTATTTAACTGTGTATGTTTTGCCTGAAGATGTCTGAACCTGACCAGCTTTCAGGGTGGATACGGGTTGACCGTCGGATTGGTATTGCTTGCCGTATTTTGATTCATAATCGGCAGTTGCTCGCTCCATTGATTTCTGGATAGTTTCCATCATATCATTGACGGCACTAATTCTTTGCTCATTAGTTGAGCTTGGATCAATGAGCTTACCGCGAGCAGCTAAGATTCTGTCGCCTTCACGTTCCGATAGCGCACCAAATGTAGCCCCCTTCGCCTTAGCCTCAATTAATCCCTGCAGGAACGTAGTTCCCTCCAGTTCCTTCGAGAGGCGTTCAATCTGCCTTGCATCCGTTGCCATTGGAATCTTGCTTGCAACCCAACCCATTCCACCCTGAGTGAATGGGCTTCCAGATAGTGTGGCGATTTCTTTGGCTACGGGCTCAAGCTTATCGTATGCGTCTTTCGAGGCTCTTACATTGGCGAGGGAGGCTTGTTGATCAGCCTCTTGCTTGGCCTGTTTTTCCTCCATGCCGGCACGGATCTTCATGTCAATCTCTTGCTGACGTTGCGATGCAGAAACTGCTTGATACGGCGTAAGACCACCAGTTCCAGTAGCGCTTTGTGCTACTTGACCCGCAGCCCATTCACGGCTTTGAGTATCTGCATATTGTTCGATTGCTTCGCCAGTAAACCCCTTGGCAACTGCTTGCTGCCTAAAGACTTCTGTTGGTGCCCCAGCGATCATGTCTCGCATCTTGCGTTCAGTCCTCTGTTCTGCCATTGCTCTCATCGCGTCTTGGGCTCGTGCTGCACTAACATTTGGTGGACGACCTTCGGCTACGTTTTGTTGCTCAACGGGACTCAGTCCTCTGGCACTTGGACTAACAAATTCCCCACTTTGATTAATGGTGGCAATGTCCGATCCACCACGCGCTTGCTCTGCTGCTTGCGAACGTTGCGCAAAGTCTTGCATCTGGGCTTGGCTAGGCTCGGCAATTTGTCCGCCTCCCTGAGCAAAGGTGAACGTTCGGCCACCACTAGAAATGGTTCCACCAATTTGGGGCACGCCGCCGGGAGCCGACGGCACAGCTTGGGCTTGCTGGGTAATTTGATCTGGCGCAATACTAGGCACCGGTGCCGCCACTGCCTCTGGTTGTGTGGCCTGTTCCCGGGCTTGTTCATATGTTTGACCGACTGGCCTTTCTGTAATCCCTCCAAGAAAATGTGCTTTCATAGCATCCGACTTAGCCTGTGGGGAAGCTTCGGAATATGGAACTTGACCACCGACAATGCCTAAAAACTTATTGCGAATCTGATATTGATCATTACCAACTCCAAACACTTGTTGCCCAAATGCACCCTTCATTTTTTGACCAAGAACAGATTGATTCCACGCATCAGAAATCCTTTCCTTGACGTTCATATCATCCCTTCCACGCTCTGGTGTTTGATATTGAATCCCCTCATTGGTTACGATTGGGGCTTGCCCAAGGGTGACCTTCCCAATACCGGGAACTTGACTCACGGCACCCATGCTGGGCACAGGAAATCCTTGCTGTGACGGTTCCGGAAGGTTACGAGTGAACTGATCGAAACTTTCGTTCTCATCAACTTGTCCCACTGGGGCTTGTGGTGTTCTTTTGAGCTTGAGGGCTTCGATTTCTTCTGGTGTTAGTGCCATAGTTTTGTTCCTTTCTTGAGAGTGTGGATTAAATTTAGATTGGTGTCAAGGTGCATAATATTTTAACCGTTCGGTGATTTTAAGCTTGACATGTTTCTGATTTTTTGATTAAAATTTGATTAGTGGCACGAGGAAAAGCTTCGCTGCGCTTTCGCTTTTCTTTTTTTCGGTTTTTCTTTTATTTTGCATAATTACTTAGAGTGCTTGTTCAGCCAGTCCCGACGCCTCTTACAGGCCTCGCAGTTCTTTACATTGGTTCCAAATACTCGGTCAATACCAACGGCAATTGGCTTCGCTATGCGCTCTACCTTGTCTCCAAGTCCTTCGGTTTTTTGTGATGTTAAGCTTGGTTTGTTCATTCTATTATATTTCCTTCTGCATCAACTGTGAGTGTTATAACAAATTCACGACCCAAGTTAGTTGGATCTGTGGTATCAAATGTTCCCTTTAATTCAAAATTAGCGGAATAACTTGGGTCGCCGCAGGATGGTATGACGTTCGCCCCTTGTCCAAAAACATAGTAAGTCGTGCCAGCCGTAAGATTGACCGTATCCGTAGAAGTAACACCTCTGTTCCCGCTCAGGCTCAATGAAATACCAGTTGAAGATGGGTCTGGTGACGTTGTGACCTTGAAATTAACATTACCTGGCACCTTGACGGTCACGCCATTGTCATCAACTTCAATCGCGGATGAGTTTTCTCGTGTAAATTCAAAGCTTGTGCCGGATACATATTCAACGGACAGCTGGTCGGTGTAGCTACCTGTCACCTTCGCATCTCCGAATCTGCAACCAACGGAGCTTGGCGTGCTATGAGACCATGCCCCAGAGCCCCCCGAACCCTCTGGTGGAGCAAGCAAATCTTTAAGTTCTTGTAGTTCCGCTTGGGCTGCGGCTATTTCCGCCTGGGCTGCGGCTAGTGATGACCGGCACGAAGATACGGCTTGACTGCAATCATTCAATTCTTCTTCGCAATCTGAAAGGTCTCCGTCGTCGGCAGTGTCCCTGAGGAAGCGTGAATTTGGCGCAACTAAGTCTAGGGCAACATCCAAGTTTGGGTCGTAGGTTTGGATGTCTTGCTCCAAGAATGGCTCCCCATCGAACAAGTCTCTGGCTTCTAGATTTAAATCGTCTAAACTCATCGACTTGGAATTAGGTATGTTACGGTTGTGTGCCTATAATACTGCGTCCCATTAATATCCTTGTAGGCGGGAGCGGCCTTGCGGGACACCGTGATAGTGGAGCCTGCTGGATCGCTGTTGCTCCCATTAATGTCAATGTAACCCGTCGTGCCACCATAAACACGAGCACCTTGAATGTATTCGATACTACCATCTGGAAATTCACTTTGACTCTTGGAAAGCCCAGAGCTTAGTCGAACGTAATTACTATATGACGAAGTTTTCGTAAACCCACGGTTGAAATTACTTGAACCGTATATTTGGGTATCAACGATTGGTTCTTTGTATAATGACGCACCTGAAACTGTCGAAATTGTCGAATACGAAACATCAACGGTGGCCGTTGCGCTCACGCGATACGGCGACGTCACCACAAGATACCCGGCATCAATATTTGTGCCGATGCCCTTGGATTCAGCGTCAACTGTTCCGGGCATCACGAAGCTTGCAGTTTCCTGATAAGAGTAGTTGCCCCCATCTATACCAGATGAAGTATTCCAATACTCTACCGTAATTGTCTGCAGGCCATCGTAATTCTCAACTGTTCGTGTCTTCTTGGCATATCCGCTCGGTTGGCTGCCCTCATTCACCAAGTATGTGTATGTGAGCGTCTTGATATTATCAGCGGTTGCATATCCCTCGATGACTCGCAGTGTTCCGGCCTCCACCCATGTCTCTATGATGCGAACATAGCCGCCTTCGTCTACGTCCTTAGTGTCTTCAATTGCACTCGCAAGGTAGAGCGTTATAGCACTGTATCCATGCTCGCTATGGCTGATTGTGTCCGTCGCAACGGTCTTTCCATAGTTAGCGCCTTCTTTGGCAATCAAAGACCGTGTAACGCGTCTGAGGCCGTTTAATTCATAATCCACCTTATCCGCAGATTCTTGGACAAAGGAAGTGGTCAGTGTCTCGTAGAGGAAATAGACGACGAAATTCCCGCTAGGCGTATATTCCAGCCTATTGCGAAAGAGTCTCATGTTCGGATAGATGGATGGATCAATGGCCTCTGAGCCATTCAGACCATCTACTGCCATTAGCGCATTAGACAATGAGCCGTATTCGGCGAAGATTGCCTCCTTGTTTTCGTAATACCAGTCCTCGCTCTTGGAGAAACCAGTGCATCGAAACTCAAGGCGATACCGCCCGTTTTGTAATTGCGTGACCTCTGGTGCCTGAAATCCGCTAATTTTTAAACCTTCGTTTCTATGTTCAGCCATTATTCGATAATTAGGTTCAAATCTGTGACAGTAATGTCATTGATTGCGGTTGAGTTCTCAACGAATACTTCGATGTAATCATTGGACTGTAGTTCAAAGAGCCCCTGAACGACGATGTTCTCTGCACGCCCGTTTCCAGACGTCGTTCCATACACTTCAGTGGAAGGAATGATTGTTCCGTTTTTGCCCAAATAAACGCCGATCTGCTGACTGTTCCCCGACTCAACGGATACAGTCACTGCGGCCTTAAAGAATCTCGAAATCGCACCCACGTAGGTTGCTCGGTTGTCCGTATTTGTGAACTTCTGGGTCAGCGTGTTTGATGTCGTCGTCCCAGCCACCTTTACCTCTGCATTCTGCGCCACGATGGTTGTCGCCGTTGCGTTTCCGTTCATGTAGTAATTACTGATCTCTCTGGAATTAGGGATGCCTTTGCAATTCACGAAGAGCGCCTCGTTGTCCGTGACGGATTTGCCCGCTAGGTAGGTTCCACCGCCTGAGAAATTCACAGTGTCGAGGATGTAGCCCTCAATCGGAACTGCTGCTAATGCGTCTACATCAAATGCGGTCGAAGTAGGGTCGCCAGCAATCACAGCGGAGTAAATCACGCGAAAGCGCCTTCCCAGCAGGATGTTTGAATCTAATGTCACAGCAGTGGTGCCGGATTTTGCCGAAATGATCGAGTCGGAGAATGCAATCGTATTGACGCCGTTTGTGTAAGTAAGGCCACCAGAATCGAGGATGGCGCAAATTTGCCAAATGTGATTATCAATATTCTGAATTGTGCCGATTGTGGGAACATTGGAGACATTGAATCCGCGCCAATCTAATGCAACATTGGTTCCGCCGAGTCCGTCGATGTCAAATGCTGTGCCGACATCTTTGACCGTGAAATCTCGTAGCGCCAGAGTCCGCGTCGCAGTGATAAGCGGAAGCGCTGCGTTCAGTGTCGATGAAGTTAGCGATGAAGTCTCCGAGGATCGACCCAGCATGGTTATGTTTGATGCCGGGCACAGGATGCGGTCGCCCAGTAGGTCTACGTCGGTGTTGATGATGTAGGTTTTTCCAGCTTCAAGAGTAATGACGCCAGTAACAGCTGCTGGAAAATCCGTGTTGTCGTTAACATATACCACATTGCCATTCGATATGTCATCCGTCACTCCAAGGTTTGCGCGCGTTGTTGCTTGGGCGTTTGCATCGCCAAATGATGCGCCGCCTTCAAATGCAGCTATTCCGCCCTTGAATTCATAGCCATTCTGGAAGCGTGCCGTGAATTGATCTGTAGTGGTGCTGGATACGTCGGCATCCTGTGAGTCAGCTTCGACGCGTGCACCGTCGTGAACAGCTTTACCGCGTCGCCCAGTAGCTGATGAGTAGTCGCCAGATGCGGTGGTAAATGTGCCCTCGGCGTGCGATGCAAGTCCGCTGGCTTCCGTGAAAAATCCTTCGGCGTGTGATGCGGCTCCAGATGCTGCTGTAGATTCACCTTCGGCGTGTGCGGTTGATTGAGATGCTAAAGTCGATTGGCCTTCGGCGTGTGAGTAGTTACCCGATGCAATGGTGCTACCGCCTTCGGCCACAGAGTAAATCCCGTTAGCCGTGCCAGTCCCCATCTCTGTGCCGCTACTTGCGGTTCCAGCGTCCACCCGAAGGTTGCTGGCATTCACCCACCCAGTGCCATTGCCAACGATGATGTTACTGTTGGTTGGAGTCAGCGCGGATAGATCGTCGAGATTGTCTGCCTTCGCAGCAGTGAGAGTCATTTCCGTCACACCACCAATTACAATATCAATGCGGTCATCTGTATTCCCGTTAATGTAGGTGTCGCCGTCTAAGTCGATGATGATATTACCACCGTTGGCATCAATGCCAGAGAAAACAGGTGTATCGGAAGTCGATAAGCCTTGGTCGATTGCCTTGACACTTGCCTCGTCGGTAAGCTCAGAGTCCATGAGCGCACCAGCCGCTTCCACGTTGATTGCACTCGTCACGTCCGCACCAGCTGCTACATTTAGTCCACTGAGCCATGCAGCACTGCTGAAGTTCGCGTTGGCCAAAGGGGATGCAGCAAAAGCATCCAACTGGCTTATGATCGTGTCTTGCTGTGTATTTCCGGAAGCGCGGTGATCTGCAATCAGTGTAGCAATATCAATGGTTCCGCCGCTGGAAGCAGTGGGGATGATGACCGACACTGGCGTAATGCGCCTATTCTTGGTCGTAATCTCATACACACTCTCAATATCAGAGTCACCATTAACCCATAGAACAACGCTAATGTCGCCACTAGAATCCGTCTGGGTTTCAACCGATTTCGCGGCATACACTTCTTCTGGGGTTACGTCGGAGTCAACGCCGCTCGTCTTGAGGCGGAAAAATACATACTCATTCGCAATTGCGGTTCCAGTTGCGTCTAAGAGTCTTCCTGTTACTGTAGTTGTGCTTGAGGCCATATTTTAATGTGATTTGAGCCATAACCTAACTTGATCGTAGGCGGCCTTGTGGTATTCTAGCGCATCATCCATTTCTTGATGCACATATGGTAGGGTGATATAAGAGGGCTTTGGCTGGACGGTTACAACTCTGTCGCCGCCCGGCTCATTTAGTTTTTGCGTAAAATGTTTCACAACCTTGACGTTGGCTCCATATTTGACAATTGGTGTAACCCAAGAGGAAATGGACTTCCACCGCATCCAAGGCCACTTGCTCCTGTGCACAGGATCGCACAGAACCGCCGTAATTTGCCCGTCAAAGGCTTTGGAGAATTCCCGAAGGCCGTAACCAGCCCCCCAGCTGTAAGCGCATACAAAGGCTTCTGAGAACTTGTGCATGTTCAGCCATTCCACGAGCTTCTCCCAGTCTTTCCACTCCTTCTTGTAAACAAGAACCATGTCGTCATGTCCATCAATCTTTTGAAAAGACTGCATGTCCATATACAACTTGTCTGAACCGGTGTTCTTGCTCCAGCCCTGCGTAAATCCGCTAAAAATAATGATTGCCTTACGCACCGAAGTTCGCCTCCTTTATGTGTTGGTGAATGATGATTGGCTGAGAGCCTTGCCCCATGTCCACCTTAATCTCATACGCGCCCTTTACGTTAACAGAGATGTCGGAGGCGCACACAGCATACACAATCGCTGTGATAGACAAGAACAATACACAAAGAGCAATTACAATACTACGAGCCATGCGCTGTCCCTTTCTTCCTTGGTGAGTTCCACGATTCCTCCTTCTGGCTGTGGTTCGATCTCGCAAACCACACTAAGCTGACTGTCACCCCATACCGCGTTGTTAATTGCATGACCTTTGGATTGGTTGCCGTCGACGAAGTAACAGATGAATCCGATTGGTGCAGCATGTGTATTCTTGGAGAGGGCATTACCAACCGTGCAGGAAGCCTTAAAGCTCCATGCGAATGAGTCACAGTCCCACTTGTTGCGCAGCCATTTGGTTAATTTGTATGTCCATAAGCCTCGCTGAAATTTGTTGTAGGCCGCTTGGATCACGTCACGAGTTGGCAATTCATACGTTTCGTCTAGCACAAAGATATCCGCATTCGGGTATCGCCTGTGCATCATGTGGTGTATGGATTGTCCAGAAATATTCATAGTCCCATAGGGCTTATGTCGGTAGTTGGAGTGGTTGTGGCTTCGATGGTTGCATCTCCGCTGACTCCTGCCTGGGATTTCCACCCTGCCGTATTAAACGTGGCCTCATTGATTTCCGCTTGTTTGATATTGATACAGCCAGTTAGGGCGAAGCAGATGGTGGCTAAAGCTAAGAGTAGGTATGTCATTTTTGTAATCATGGTATTTTATTTTATTTTGTCAATACGGGAAATGACGGCCTCATTCCTTGTTATTCAAAGCATTGTGGACTACTTGTAACACTTCTTCTGATAAATTCTTAATGCCCTTGTTCTTACCTCGCATCTCGCCGAGTTCTTCACGAATCTTTGCCTGATCTTTGTTCAATTCCATGATGGTTCGATACATGACGCCAATAGCAGCCGTGAGAGCACCCCCGGCTGCCAGCACTAGCGTTATTAGATGCCCAACGTCCATCAGTTTCCATATGAAATTACGAGAATAATTGCGTAAGCAATGCCCAGCAAGTAGGATGAAACAAGCACGGAATTGAGGAACTTCAATTTTGGCCGAGTAGACAGTTCAGCTGCACGTAAGTGGCAGAATGCTGCAACTATTCCAAGTCCTTGCCTGAAGAAAATGTTAAAGAAGACGCCAAAGTTTGTCAGGTCTGCGAATGCTGGATGGTCTAGGAAGGCTGCCGTCCAAGGCAGGAACCAGTAAATGTTGTCGAGAGCGGAGCCGCAGAATCCAGCGACGACGCCCATGATAAACCAGTCATGTCCGGATTTACTTTCTTGCTTCCATGCTTCTTTCGCTGATGGCATCCACATGTGGACTACGGCGATTGCCAGCACAACTGTTGGAATCGTCATGCCTAGTGAAACTAGCTCGGCATAATCTTGGATCGTATTCATTTAGATATCCTCAGATGAAAACCAGCCATCGGCTTCCATCTCGGTTCGGGTTTTGAGATTGACAGTAAATGCCGTAGATTGAATGAGCGCCAGCGGATTGATGCTGCCACCACGCATGGTGTTCAGATGATCGTCCATTGGCAGCGTCTGGCTGCTCTCTACGCCCTCTTCGTCGGTGATGGTGATAGTGACATCCGGGTTTCCAATTAAGCCGCAGAATGAGTCCACGTCGCCGTCAGAATGCACATGCTTTGTCTCGTCCGGCAGATAAAGCGCAACTCTGCCATCTGTATGCACTAGCCATGACGTGTATAGCTGGCTGACATCCTTTGCGTCACGCACATGCTCAGGCCGTGACAGCGCCCATAGGCTGCTGCTGATGGCTTCTGCGTAGGCTTCACTTGGTTGGCTTAGGATTAGATAACTCATTATGGGTAGATGGAATAGTGAGCGTTGATATTGCCTCTTATGTTAGCCATGTCTGAGGTTTTATCAGCATTGTAAATAATAATCTCTGTTATTTGCCCAATGAGTGGAATCGCTCCAGTTGCGCTAGCTCCAATGGATAATACGTTACCTCCATCTTCCGAATTCATTGTTGCTGATATTGTATTTACATTGCTTCCGTTAACGTAAAATCTTGAAGACCCACTAGCTAACTGTAGTTCAAACAATGATTCGCTTCCTTCCGTTACAAAAGATACAGAACCCTGAAGAAATAAATCGTCATCGCCATATCCAGCAATTGGATCAAGTCGATTAAGGGCCTTATTTTCAAAAGTAAATCCGCCGTTATCTAAATCATTAACGTAGAAGAAATCTCCTACTATTCGCCCTCGTTGAGTCAGGTCATCAAATGCACCTACTGCATATAGAGACAAAACATCATCAGAAGATAAAATGTGTGAACTTACGAAGTAGTCATCAACCCCATCAAAATCAATCCCACCAGCAACAAGACTACCACCATCAACAATCTTCGGCTGACTCCCAGCAACACTCTGCGTAGCATCATTGCCGTTCCCACTCTGGTCATACCATGTGGCGACAAAGCCGTTTGAGGTAGTCTGAACAAACTGCAAGTCCGATATATAAACCACGTCTCCAGCTGAACCTGTTGCGCTGCCAGTAGGAGTGCTTCCTAATGAGCTAATTCCCATATTTATTCTCTGCGATCCGCTAACTGTTGCAGTGTAAGTAAATGAGAAGTTAGTCCATGCCCCAGTAGGAATCAGATAACCGCTTGGATAATCTGACAATGAACTACCAGCTACCCCGTCCTTGATTAGAATGCCGTCAACAGCAGTATTTGAAGAAGGTGCATAAAATGACCCAGATACGGTGTAAGTCAAACCAGCAATAACTCCTTGGTCTCTCTGGATATAAGCTTGGGCATCTCCATTTTTTGTCAACTTTAATACATTGTCCTTAGAAGTAGTTCCGTCACTTACTCCGTCTTGATTTGCATCTAAAGATACCAGGGCGCCAATCCACCCATTTATACCAGAACTAAAATCTGATTGATAAATAGTAAAATCCGTATTAACCCAAGCCTCCAGCGTCCCGTTGTCAACCTGAGCAGCCGTGAAGTCCTGCTCTGCATCATCAAAGCTGCGACGCACGCGCACGACATTGCTAATCGAACTTGAAAGCTTGCGCAGCGAATACGCAGCCGCTGCACCGGTATATTTATCTAGCAGGCCACGAAATATTGTGCTTAGTCGTGCCCCACGAAAAGCAACTGGTTGAACCTGTCCGAAACTACGTCTAAATCTATATCTATTCATTTGTTAGCACTTCCAGCGTTTGCGGGCCAGCTTGTTTGCTGGGCCGGAGTTCTCAATCTTTGCACTTCTAGCGCAGTAGCTTTTCTGTCGTGCGCTTCCCGGTTTACCTGGAGTCACACCCTTCTTTCCGTAGGAAACCTTCTTGCCATCAACGACCTTGCAGGCTGCCTTTCCCTTTGTTGGTTTGCACGATTTTCTAGTCATTAGCTAACACTCACATCTCTACCGTAATACGTTTCAAGCTGGTTGGCAATTGTCCTCCAAATGCCCTGTCTGCTAATCTTCAAGAGTTGTGTATCAAGTCGGGATTGCACGTCACGATACGCAATGGTCATTTGCTCAATACCTACGCGCTCTGCCACTTGATAGCTGAAGGCTGCGTGATACGCCATAAACTCGAACCACTCGCGTGGCACGTCGCTCACCGTTCCACTTGTTCCATCACCATATATATCGGTCAGCACCTTCTTATACGCCACATACACGGTAGCCGTATCGCCGTTCGTAATCCTAATACCATTGCCGTCTGGGTAGAAGTTCAAGCTCTGGGGCGAAGCTCCCGTCCATTTAGCACCATCCCAGACACCGTGCACTTCGTCTATCGTGCCCTTGCCAACCTCTTCGTAATCTACATACCCATTTGTCACTGTCCGTTCTTCCAGAACCAGTAGCCGAGGCCAGTAGGGGCTTTCATCAATCGCAATCTGCGCTGCGCTATTTGCCAGAGCCTGTATCCGAGTCTTGGCATTTGCGGAAATTCCACCACCCGCGCGGGCGAGGATTAAGTCGTATAGCTCTTGATATGTGCGTGTTCCTAATGCCATTATGCTAACATTGCGGCTTCATAGCCTTTTTTGAAAATGTATTTGTCGAAGTCTGAGTTTCCACCCACTCCGTCAACTTGTTCGCACTCTTGCCGAGCAATCATGTAGTGCATTTGATCCATCTGTTTTCCCTTCCTCAACTTACCCGTTTCGGCGAAGTTGCGGTAATAGTATTGCAACACTTTAGGGTCATTTGCTTTGATACCCTTGATCAAGGCAATCTTCTCGTGGATTGGGAGTTCCTGTAGCTTTTGTCTTGGTGTTTTTTTCATAAGAGAAGGGAGTCGCGGGAATAAAACCCACGACTCCCAAATCAGTTAAGGGTTATGCTTCGTCAGAGAACTTGATCTTGCCGAGTCCATTAGGACCTTGCGAGAGAGTTGTGCCATAGAGGTCAACTGCTCCAACGGGGCCGGAACCACGATCTTCATACTCCTCGGAACCTTCACCCCAGATTTCACCCCACTCAAGGTAGCGTGGATCAATGAGGTAGCCGCGGTCAACGGAAGGCATACATGCAGGATTACCATTGATAATCTTGATTGTGCCGAAGTCCGAGTCATACATTTCAACAGTGTATGGGATGACGGCTGTGCCATTCATGTTGTAGTCAATCTGGGAAGCAGCACCCGCCGTGCGAGTGAACTGTTCGACGATGTGGCTACGGAGACCTGTGCCAGCAACCAAGTGCAAGTCCAGGAACTCTCCACCTTGACCAAACATCGAGGCGAGAACTGCGTTCAAAGCAGCGTCGTCGAAGTTAGCCTTCAGTCCAGAATAGATGGAAGCGGCTGGTGTGCGGTATGCGGCGGAGAAGTCGGTGTTAGCGGAATCGGTGATGTCACCAAGACCAGCAGTTACACCAGCAGTTGCACCGGGGACGTCGGCAGTCTTGCCTTGGTCGCCACAAACAATGCTCTCTTTGTCGCGCATGAGCTCTTTAAGAGCTTTCTCGGACGCAGCAGCCTTGTCTGCGATAACAGCAGATTCGTGTGCTTGTTGCTCACGTGTTACCTTCCACTCACGGACAAGTCGCATTGCCTGACCGGTGTATTCGCCAACACCAGAGAATTTGTCAACACCTGTGTCGGTGTCGGTTCCTTCAATGTGGCCAGTGGTGCTAGGGGCAGCCAGCGCATCCATGAGGACGACTGGGCGCTTGTTAGTAATCTTCCGGGTTGGAAGCAATCCGCAAACGGGTGCAGATGTGGCGGCGATGACCGTAGCGAGTTGCTTGAGATCTTCGCGATTTCCTGTTACAGTTGTGCTTGTATAAGCCATAATTTATTTTCTATTAGTTGAGTTATTTGTTGCGTAGTATTCTTAATTCACGCATAGCATCCATTTTTTGCTTGTAATTGTAGCCGCTGCCGTTAACGATCTTGTTTAAGGCTGTTTCCCGACCAGAATCATTGGAAGATGTTCTACCAGTGCTTCCGATCGAAATGTTCTCATCCTTTGACTTGGGTGCTTTTCGCTTAATGGTTGGTTTGGTTGTGACTCCCGCCTTTGATCGTGCGGCGTGTCCCAGCAATTCCAACAATTCCATCCCATACTCAGGAATGAGAGACTTGACTAATGCGAACTTAGGGCTTTTCAGCATGGCCTCGTAGGACTCGCCTACTTCTCCATCCAGAGCCAGTTCAGACTTAATGGAAGCAATCTTGTCACCTTCGTCGGCGAACAACTCTGATTGCTTTGCAATTTCTGACTTGCGCTCTGAGAGTGGTTTCACCTTGGCACGTTCACCCTTTACAAACTGTAAAATGGCTTCTGCCGCGTGAAACTTGCCTTCGTGCATTACACCTTTAATGTCCCTGCCTGAATTTTCGTCCCACTGGGTCTCTTGATTGAGAATCAGTTGTTCGTTCCAGTATTCGGCATTTAATTCAGCCTGCTCAATTGCTCTGTCTACGGACTCTGTGTCACGCAGATTTGCAAATGGGTTATCGCTGACTGGTGCAAGTGCGAGGGCTTCCTCTTTCTCTCGCTGTGCAGTTTCAATCTGCTCCTTCAGTGCTTTGATTTCTTTCCGTTGCTCTGCCCACGCCTTGCTGCTCTTTGGATTTTCAATATCAATCCCCTTAAGTTTGGCTAGTGCGTAGATGTCGTCATCAGAAAGAGAATCCACATCAATCTCGTCAACCTGTGAAAGAACGTCTCCGTCTTCAACGACCTCCTCGACTTCATCCGATTCTGGCTCCTCAATTTCCGTTGGTTCCTCTGGAACTTCTGGGGCATCTGGTTTAGCCTCGGCTTCCTCGATCTCGGTCGCGCTACTTTGCTCAATCTTTGACATCCGTGCGGCTCGCGCCTCAGCTAATGTCAATGGTTTTGCAATCTCTTGAACTTGTTCGGCCTCAAGGTTAGCCGTGTCTGCTATGTCTATCATAATCTACCTACAATTTAACCGAACTAGGTGTTGTTCGTAATCGGCATTATACGACTACGCGCATTACTGAGACGCTTTGGCGGCTAATCGAGTCTTGATAGCTTTTTCAGGTTGAAGACATTGAGAATGTTGGACTGAATGAACTCAGCACCAACTGAACACTTCCTATCGAAGTTTGGGTCTGTGCGCGTCCACTTTACAGCAATTAATTCGTCCCTCAGGTCTTCGTAGTATTCGTGGAAGGCACGACCATACTCCGGGTTGGACTCAAGGAACTTAATTACGTCCGAGATGCTTTTCTTTTTACTGTCCTTCATTGGTCATCGGTTGAGTATTGCCGCCCATACGGGCTGCTTGTGTGCCAAGGATGCCGTTCTCGGTGGCATTCACTTGTTGATCTAGCTGCATTTGCAATTGTTTCTCATACTCCCCAAGGTAGAACTGGAAGGCTGGAGACGAAGCTAGCTTGCTGGAACCGGTTTGCGCAAGAATTTGCTCTTGCTGCGAACGGTAGTCCTGCACCGTCTGCATACGCAACTGGGACGCATTCTTTGGTGCATTCCGTGGAATTTCATTAGCCATTTGCGAGATGTCGGACAGGGTTTCATTGCGAACCTTCTCGCTCCCCTGCTCACTAGGCATAAGCACTAGGTCGGCAAGCATTGGGTCAATTGCGGATAAGGCAATGTCAGTGATTGCTTCGCTGTTGACGCGGCCACTGCGATCAAATTGCATAATCTGATACAAGCCACTCAACATCTTCTCCGTCTTCTCTGGGTCATTGTATGTGCTATTGAAAGAGACCACAACATCCATGTCGCCCTCGCCACCCGTCTTAGTGAACTGGATTGGCTCTGGACGCCCCGTTACGCGGAAGAACAGTTCATTAGGCCCTTTCATCTTGTAGGCATCGTAAACAGCCCTGAGGACGTTCTGGCTATGCTCAAGGAAGCGATTGATGCCGAAGCCCTGAACTTGCTGGCTAAGGGGATCATTTGGATCTTGCCCTGCTATCTGATTAGCCTCATTCACCATTAGTGCTTCCAGCTGTAGGTTCGGCTGGAACTTGGAGGGACGGTCAATATACTCTGGTTTGCGACCGACTGGCCCCGACATAATTGCGCCCGGCCCCACTTGGGAGGCGTCGACGCCTGGAGCAACCCACATTGTTGGGCTAATGCTCCAGCTTGATTCATCAATGTAGCTGTCGCGCAGCACCTTCTGTGTCTTCTGCGCAGCCTTGAGCCTGTCGACGATTGTGTTGGACTCATACATCGTGCGGTTGTCGTAGCAAATCTGCGTGACAACGAATGGGTATTTCGTAACCCCACTGAGCAGAACTCGCTTGGCGACTTCAGGCACGCCAGCTTGTCCAGACAGTTCTGGCGCAAAGACGGTGAGATAGATGCCCTCCGAGCTGTCGGTCTCGTCTATTCTTCGCTCAAATTTATATACAATCTCGATAGCATCACGGGCTTGTATAGCGGTAGTGACGCCACTACGCCCAGAACGTGTGAAGTTTCCGTATCCAACTACGCCAACTGGCGAATTGAACTGGCTCTCGGTCATACCGGTGTGGTTTTCGATGACATATTCAGCCCACTCCTTGTCCCATCCATCAGAATCCACCATGGCCATGACCTCTACCTTGCTCATAATGAGACGAAGATAGCACTCAGGTGCTTCTTGGTAGTTCATGGTATAGGCAGGAAAGATTACATCCGCATCTGGAGCAAGTGTGCGCACATCTGGCCCACCTTTGTCATAGATTGCTACAGGTATTTCTGCCACCCCAGTCTTGCGCAGCTGTCGGAGTGCAACCTTCACACGCCCTTCGCTAAGCTCCCATCCATCAACACTGTTGAACCAGTCGAAGGCTTCTTCATCTCGCTCTGCATCCGAAAGGATCTCGGCGAGCTCTGGGATTGTTTCGATGATTTGGTCTAGCTCAAATAGCTTTTTATATGTTCGCTTACGCGCAGGCTTCCAGTCCACATATGTAACCATCAGCCCCTTCTCGTCACCGTAGGACGAAGCCAGCTCCATCTCACGGGTGAAGTTGGCGATGCCACTGTCACGTAGCCAGCGAAGGAATACGGAGACCTCCGTGCTACGCTGAACGTCGCTAGACTCGCGGGGATACGCTCTTATCTGAGACTTACTCAGTGCATTCATCCGCAAAGCCTTGTTGTTATTGATCTTTTGGTCGACCAGCCAAACCTCGGTGTCGCTCGCCCCTTCATGGGGGAACGCATCCTCGTTGTTCTTCTTTAAATCATCGCTCTTACCAGACCACTTGCAATTACGAATATCTCGATTCCGAGAGCATCGCGTGAAGTAATCTCGTAGATCGTTGACATTATCCTTATATGATTGGGTGAGTTCTTCGTAATCAAAGTCCTCCGAGAAATAGATTTCTGGATCGTCCATAGTTTTTGCGATTATATGCTATTGCGCATTACTTAGCCGTTTTCGCAACAATGAGAGTAAATTGCGGCTATAACTGTCATTTACACCTAACCCATCGTGCAAGTCTTGCAGGTTGAAGTATTTCATCGGCATTCCGTATAACTCGCACTCGATTTTATCAATCTTAGACCAATAATCGACGTGCCGCTCTATAAAGCCTCGATCAGGGCTTTGCTGGGTATCTGTAGTGGAACTCTCCATTTTCACTTCCTCGGTTAACGGTTAAAATAGTCTGCGGTTTTTTCAGAATGGCCTTGCGATTCTTCGGAATAGAAACAAGAACCTTTACTTTGCGCTCTAGGTCTTTGGCATAGATGAAGCGTGGGTTGCTTGTCTCGTGCGGAAGCACTTGAACCCTCACCTTATCTGGTGATGCCGTCTCAATGACTTCCATTTCTCGCTCCAAGAATGCACAAATCTTCATAACACCAGAGGGCTTGATAGACTTGCCCTCCATGTCATCATCTGTGCATACCTCCTTGCGGATTCTGCCTACTTGTAGGCGGTGTAAACCAAGCTCGCGGCCTAGTTCTGTGCATGTTACGTTATCTTTCATAATTAGTATCCTCCTTGTCCTCTCTTTATTGCCCCAATTTTATTGTAATGCAGTGGCCCCTCGCCGGAATTTGCTGTCCGCAAATAACGCAAGGCGTCGATGGGGTCTTTAAGCGCCTCTGCCTTCTTGCCCTCTGGCGTATAGTTTATGAGGCTGTAGATTAGATTGCCGCAGCTTTCATGTATATGCAGCTTCGGACGGTTCACCGAATCAATTTCAATGTTTGGATTGTAGGCAAACCATTGGTCGATCAATTGAATGCCGCTGTTCTCATCCCTGCCATCACTTGGCACAATATACATGCCTTTTTCGGCAAAGTCAGAGAACATGTCGTGTTCGTCGTGCTCAGCGGCCATAAAGCGACTGTCTCCAATGCGCTCAAATACTTCTACCCCCAGTTCTTCCTCAATCTTCTCAAAGAGTTTCACGTATGAGTATTGATCGTGGTCGGTCTTAATGGCATAGCCAATCTTCTTGGACGCAGGGCCAAACTTCCACTTTGGATCTCCGAATGTCGCCCATTCTCCGTATGTGCCACGATCAGGCCACTCGCGGAGAACCGTGACATTTTCATCTTTGTCTACCGCAGCCCATATGCAGAAGAAGTTTCTAGCCCCTGCCGGGTCAATGACCTGGTAGACCGTGTGCGTCTCCTTCGTGATTTTTGGTAGCTCGTCCTTGACGTGGATGGCGGTGGAGAATAGTGGGAAAATGGTAGCCATGCTCTTGACTGGAATGCCGTAAGCACGAGTCATTATCACATCCTTAGCGTCATTCCGCAGCTCCTTAGCGATACGCTCATAGCCACCGAAGGGGTTCAGGATAGAGTGGAAGTAGATGATGCCAGCCTCCTTGTTTGGGCTATACTGGACAAATGGAACGTCCTTGTTGTCGAGCAGTTCAGCCTTCCTAGTCTCCAGCGTCTCTGCATTCTTCAGGAACTCAGCCACAAACGGCGTGTAACCGTCGATGGGGGTGAAGGTAAGCAGCATCTTAGAGTTACGGGTGGCTAGACGGAAGCGGAACGTCTCCACCAAATCCCCATCCTCCAAATACTCGTCCAACCATACACCTATGTTCACCCAGTTGGGTGTCAGAGAACCAGTCTCATAACCCTCAAACTTGGTTCGGTT